CACTGGGGGGCACCACATTAGTTGAACTCATTTAGGAGAAGTCAAATGATAGTACCACGTACAAGAGAGCGAGGCGGTTCGAGTGAATGGGTCATCGCCGGGACAAATGAATCTGCATCTGGCGTTCTAGCCACTGCAGTTCCCCGCGTAGCACCACGACTTGTGTCACATTATGTGACGCACGAAGTGTGCAATGATGAAATCCATCCAAAACACCCAAATGAGGGTGGACCGTTTGACTGTCGGAAGGTGGTATTTGATTACCAACCTAGTGCATCTGTTGTTGTAGGTCAAGATTTTACCTACCAGCAGTATGGGGTTACTTACGTTTCGCGTGCAAAGTACAGCGGTGTTTATTATGTACCACCGCCTAACGGCATGCTCCTACCAAATTCGTGCGTTGCCGAAGCAAAAAGCTACGGCGCGACAGCATGGAGCAGGATGACTCCTGCTAAGCCTAAAGTTTCGCTCGGCGTTTTTCTGGCCGAATTGCGGGACTTTAAAGCTATGCTGAAACTTGCAAACAAGCTAAAATCTTACCGCGATTTAGGCGGCAAGTACTTGAATGTAGAATTTGGATGGAAACCCTTCATTAGTGACGTGCGAAGACTCTACGCATCGATCATCGCTTTAGATGACCAAATTGCCAGGCTGCGTAAGCAGAATGGCGCGTGGATGAAGCACGGTGGTAACCTTGCATCAACAGTAGATTTTTCGTCAACTGATTGCAATGAACTCGATTCACTTTCATATGTGGATCAAGTTATCGGCAAACAGTATACTACGACGAAGCTCGAATGCTGGTGTGAGGGAAAGTTCAGGTATTACATACCTGGGCTAGACAATCCTAGATGGGGTAGGGCAAAGGCCATACTAAAGCTTTGGGACCTAGACATTGGTCCTTCGCAATTGTATGAACTTATACCTTTTTCATGGCTATTCGACTGGTTCGCGAACTTTGGTGACATAGTTAAAAACTATTGCACCTCAGTCGAGGACAATGTTGCGGCTAAGTATGCTTATGTAATGTTGCATAAGTCACACGAAGTCAAGCGTGAAGTTTCGTTCAGGACTCGCTTTCGTTCGGGGCAATACACTGGTTATAAATACACCAGCAATAAAGCCCGTACGACAGTGATTCAGGATTCGAAGACACGTGTAGTAGCCAACCCTTTCGGGTTCAGCTTCAACTTCGGGGATATTACTCCCCGGCAAATTGCTATCCTAGCTGCTCTGGGATTATCACGTCTCAGATTTTAGTTGGGAAGGAGGCCGTCATGCTTGCGAGTCCGCAAACAATTACCATTAATGCTGTTCCGAAAACTTGCAATAAGATAAGTGAAGATTTGAAATCCTCCACTTATGCCAATGATGATGGTACCGTAGAATTCAAGGTATCTCATCAGGTAAGCAAGCTTCGTACCAGACGTATGGCCAGGCTTGATCAGACAGTGATCGCCGCAGATCCTTTGACCGCAGAAAACGCGTATCAAAAGGTCGGCGCCTATCTCGTTATCGATGAACCAACTTTTGGTTTCTCGACTACAGAGATTGACTATCTCGTTCAGGCTCTGACACTCTGGCTTACCACCGCAAATGTAACTGCGATGTTGGCTGGGCGTCATTAAACTTACGGTTCCGTTGAAAGACGAATCGTAGCGCATTATTGCGCGCTAATGGTACATGAACGTCGTTTGCGTACCGCTTCCATGGCTGTATCTCTTACCTATTTTTAGGGGAGATGAAAAGACATGAAAGAGAGCCTTAAACTTGTACAGTGTTTATTTGAAGACTGTGCAAAGATGTGTTCAACCACTGGATCGAAGGACCTAGCTACAATTGAAGCTAGATTATCCAACGAGGGACTGTCATTTTTGACAATCACGCTACCGAATTTTCTTTCAGACTTTATGAATTGTCTGGAAGAAGGTAAGGTAACCTCTGACCACTTTATTGGTTGGAAAAAGCGATCGTGTCTCCCTGCGTTTCTGCAAGGTTTCACTAGTCTCGTGTTCGATCCGCAATCTGGAAGGATTTATGACTATGAAAAAGTCAATGTATGGGCTGTTCGTGCTGTACGGCAAATTTGTTCTTTCTATAAGAAAGTCAAAATACCCTGTACAGCAGCGCGAATTAATTCCGCGTTTGACAGCTACATTTCGATGGATGATGAGATGTTTGGACTTCTTGAAACTATTCCGACGTTAGAATTGGAACAGTTTTGCGAGGTTTCTGATCTCATCTGGTCAACGGTTTTTAATGAAGGCATTGATACAGAAAAATTGATGCCCCATCATGGACCTGGTTCTACAGCCGACAAGTTCGTTGGGAACAAGAAATTTGTCCCGACTTACTCTTGGCCTAAGAGGCTGGCAGAAGTATTTCCGCCTGAATTCTTTTCTTTGAGTTCAGAGGAATCATACCATGCAAGCCAATTTGAACCTGACCTCCTAGACTATGCAGCAGAACTTCCAGTACGTGTTGTAAGCGTACCTAAAACTCTGTTGAAACCTAGGATCATCGCGTTAGAACCCACATCGATGCAATTCTGCCAGCAAGCAGTCAAAGACTACATGGTGGAAAGAATTGAGTCGCACTGGCTTACGCAGGGCAAAGTTAATTTCTCTGATCAGAAAAAGAACAGAGATCTTGCCTTGGAATCGTCAGTGACAAAGCGGCTTGCGACTTTGGATCTATCAGCAGCATCAGATCGTGTACACAAAGAATTAGTGTACCTGATGCTATCGGTTAATCCTCAGTTGCGTGACCTTGTTTTTCGTACGAGGTCGTATTCCGCATCGGTAAGTGGCAAGCGAATCAATTTGAACAAATTCGCTTCCATGGGTTCTGCTCTCTGTTTTCCAATCGAAGCTATGATGTTTTTCACCATCATTGTTTTAGCTCGGTTGAAACGAAAGCACCTTCCGCTAACCCTTGACAATATAAAACGTGTCAAGGACGATTGCTTCGTTTATGGGGATGATATACTTGTCCCCTGCGAAGATGTTGAGTCTGTTATATCTCTGTTGCATCTATTTGGCAACAAAGTGGGTCTCGATAAGTCATTTGTTAAAGGACATTTTCGAGAATCCTGTGGTATGGATGCCTACAGAGGTGTAGACATTACGCCGATTTACGTACGTAATCCATTACCTAACAGACAGAGTGATGCCTCAAGCATTGTTTCTTGTGTCGCCACCGCAAATCTTTTGTATAAGCGGGGGTACTTGCACGCGGCGTTCAATATCAAGGAATTGATAGAACGCATCACTGGTGATCTACCAGTGGTTGCAGACACATGCCCAGGGCTAGGTTGGGAGTTTCCATGTGAAACTAACGCAGTTTCACGCTGGAATTTCAGGTTACAACGTACTGAAGTTCGTACGTTAGTTCCATCGCTTGAAGTCCGAAAGGACCGGCTATGGGGCTACGCTGCTCTCAGCAAATGCTTAAGTAATCTTGAACGCAAAGCAAGGTCGGATAAAAAGCCGGACCGTCCTGCTGTTCGTGGAGCGTCAGCTCACGAACGTTGGAAACGGGAACGCGATTCATTCGAAGAACTTGCTTCAGGCGATGAAGATCATCTAAAGCAGTCACCGAGGTTCGGCACCTTAACACTAAAACGCCGATGGGTTCCGCTCTTCTAATAAAAGGAGGGCGGGAAGGGGATTGTCCCCGGGGAATCTTAACTAAATACACC